TCTGGCCATTATTTCTTTCTGTTGCAATGCATATTGTATAACTTCATCACAGAATCTCGGTGTTAATACACCACTAAAATACCAATAATAATTAGATATATTCATACAATATAGTTTGCACAAAGTTCAAACTATCCTTTTGATTATTAGTTAAGTAATACATATTAGTTGATGGAAACATAATAAACATATTATTTTTAAGCGGTATATCCCAAGATCTACCTTTACGTCTATTGTCTTCATAATGTATTCTAACCATACAGTCTTTAACTTTAACACCATATAGTAATGTGTAATCAGGAGAGTTCCGCAAATCCACAGGATCTATATTTAATAGAGGAATTGTTGTCTCTTGAGGCTTATACATATTGCCCCACGTTTTTTTGTTAATTAAAGTAAAACCATAATCTAGCTTTACATGCTCTCTTATATAAGTATTCAACATATCCCAAGTTCTTGAGAATGGAAAATCTTTGTTTTGAATTATTGATTGTAGGATGTCTTGTTGTAATTTGTCTCGATCAATGTCCCAATCTTTGGGCATTGCCACATCACCGTGATATAATGCTATTTCAGATAATACTTTCTTTTGCATACCACATACCTTTTTAATTTATGCTTAATCGTCTGTCAAGTCCCAGGATTGATTATCTTCATTCCAAGAATATATTTTGTTTGCTGCCGCTTCTTCTTCTGTTAAAGCAGGAGCATCACCAATTGGTGATTCCCAATTTGCAGTTGTAGTATTTTTTACCCAAGATGCATATGGTTTTTTAGGCCAGAAGATATTATTATCCTCGTCCCAAGTATAACCTATACCTGCGTAGTTTCCTCTAAATGCTTTTGAATCGTCACCAGATTTGTGTTTATTATTTATTGTATTGTAAGATGTTTGAATCCACATTTGTGCAGGCCAGTTGTTGTGTGTTTCTAACCACTGTTGACCTACTGTTTCATCTTCAACACCATCAGCATTTAACATCTTATCATTATCCATAGTCAATACTTGAATAACTTTTCCGTTAGCTCCTAGTTTTGCAAAATGTGCCATAATGTTTCTCCTTATATATTAATTTTAATTACCATTCAACTATTGAAATTTATACCTTATTATTACTATTCCTGAACCACCATCGCCACCATCAGGACCAGCAGAACCAGGCGAACCTGGTGCGGTAGAACCTCCACCTCCACCACCACCTGAATTTGTTGTAGCATCACTACCTGCTGCTCCACTTGGAACTGGTGCACCTGCACCTCCTGTTCCAGGACTAGGACTTGAACCACCAGTTCCTGAACTTGCTGCGCCAGAACCCCCACCTCCAGCATAATTTACTGGACTTGCTGTTATACAAGATGTAACACCTGCACCTGCATTTTCACCATTAGTGCCACTTGGGGGCGCAGAAGCACCTGTGCCACCAGCACCACCACCTGCACCACCAACTAATTGTCCTTGACCACCATTGTTTCCTTGTGAAGGACTTACAGGGGGAGTATTTCCTGAACCACCAGCACCACCATTTCTTCCACCACCGCCAGATCCTCCACTACCTCCTGCGGTTGCACCTCCAGCACCTGCACCAAATCCTCCACCTGCTGAAGTTACTGAACTAAAAATTGAATTTGAACCAACTGTGCCATTAAAACTACTTCCTGTGCCACCACCTCCGCCACCACCAACTGTTATAGGAAAAGCAGCCGCACTTACAGGTAATGCTGAAACAGGGGAAGTTAATGGACTAGGACCTGCTGTATAACATCCTGAAGCTGCACCAGAAGATGCTCTAAAACCTCCAGCACCTCCACCACCACCAGCTCTATCATTAAAGGCTGTTTTACCGCCACCACCACCTCCGCCAACAACTAGATAATCTACTGTGTTTGAACCTGAACTTGTTCCTGCATTAGTTACATCAAAAGTACCAGGTCCTGTAAATTTATGAATTTTAAAATCACCTGACGTTGTTATTGTTCCACCTGTTGCTACTATAAAATTATCTACAAACCCCTGATTACTGTTTCCAGCATTAACTACAATCCACCCTTTAGTTGCATCTATAAAAACTAATGTTACAGAAACTCCAGTTTGGTTTAAAACATAATTTGAAGCACTTCCTTCAATATTAGATCCATTTCTAGCAATTGTTAAATTGTTAGTACCAAAAGTACTTGCATAATCTGCAACAGCTATAATATCTCCTGCCGATGGCGATGAAGGTAGTGTTACATTAAATGCTGAAGCTGATGTATCTGCAAAATATCCTCTACCAGAAACTGCATTACTAGGGTCTGCTGTGATTTTTGTTGTTTCCCAGTTTACAGTTCCTGTACGACCAAACCCTGTTTGTGATGCACCTGATGCTAAAGCAACGGTTTTTCCACTTTCTCCAAGTGTCATTGTGCAACCACTTCTTGTTGTTATTGTATTTACTTTTATTGTGCTCATAATTTACTTAGTTTTGAAATTTATATTTTATAATAACTATTCCACTTCCTCCATTTCCTGATCCTGGGCCACCATTTGTTGGTTGACCTCCACCGCCACCGCCAGTATTGGCTGTACCGTTTTCACCAGCGACACCTCCTGGGCCACCGCCTCCTCTTCCACCACCGCCTGGAGCATTTGGTGTTTGTGATGAATTTCCTGGACCATCGTCATTACCTCCACCACCTCCACCACCTGCATAAAATCCTGCTGGACTTCCGCCTAATGGTGCTGGGAAACTTGGAGTTACATCTGCGCCATCACCACCAGTGCCACCTATACTTCCTGGAGTTCCTGGAGCTGGTGGTGCAGCACCTGCACCAGTAGCACCTCCACCTCCTGTGCCTGCATTAAAATTTGGTTGAGGTGGGTTAGAACCTCCTGGAAAACCTTGTGGTGGACTAACTGGTGGGGTATTCCCTGTTCCGCCTGTGGTTGCATTACCACCATTACCACCACCACCACCTCCAGAGCCTCCATCATCTCCATTACGTTTTACTTCTGGTTGTCCACCAGCCTCTCCTCCAGATCCACCACCGGCTGAGGTTATAGTTGTTGTTCCCGCATAAACTGAATCAGATCCACCACATGATTTTACTGGTGGACCACCTGTTGCTCCAGCACCTACTGTTACTGGAAAACCTGTTGCCGTAACTGGTTGACAAGCTAAATTTCTTAAACCACCAGCACCACCACCAGCACCACCATTGGCAGTTCCTGATCCACCACCAGCAACTACTAATGCTTGAACTGTGTTTGATCCTTTTGAATTACCAGCATTAGAAACTGTAAAAGTTCCAGGTGATGTGAATGTATGAAATTTAAAATCTCCTTGAGTTGTTATTGTTCCACCTGATGCAGCAACATAAGCAGCAGGTATTCCATCAACTGCTAAAGTCCCATCATTTACAAGCAGCCAACCTTTTGTCGAATCCACATATACTAAAGTTACTGAAGCACCCTCTGTGTCAACAACAGCTGCCTCACCCGCAGTTCCACCACCAATGTTTTCTGAACCATTAGGATCTATTGTTAAATTATTGTCGTCAAATGTATTAGCATAATCTTTAAAAGCGACTATTGCACCTGCTGTACCTGCAGGTAAATCTACTTCGATAGCACCACCTGTTGTATTAACAAAATATCCTTCACCACTTACTGCAGTAAAAGTCGATGTTTTAATACTGCCTGTTTGCCAATCAACAGTCCCTGTTCTACCAAATCCTGTTTGTGATGCACCAGATCCTAAAGTTATTGTATCTCCAGATGCACCAATAGTTATTGTGTTGCTAGACTCTTTTATGATGTCTGCTCCACATGTGTTTTGTATTGTATTTACTTTAATTGTACTTGTCATATTTTACTTAACCTTGAAATTTATACCTTATCACAACTATTCCTGAACCTCCAGCCCCTCCTGGTTGATTAGTTCCCGGGGAGCTAGCTGTACCACCTCCGCCTCCACCACCAGTATTAGCTGTTCCAGCTACTCCTGTTTTTTCAGGAACAGGAGCTGGTCTTGGACCAAATCCACCTCTTCCACCACCGCCAGAGCCACCTGCCGTATCTGGAGCAGTTCCTGCACATCTATTAGTTCCTCCACCTCCACCGGCTCTTGTAACTGGACTACCGGTAATTGAAGTTGTTGCACCTGCTCCACCTACGTGACTTGTTGAAGCTGGTATTCCTGCTCCGGTAGCTCCACCTCCGCCACCACCAGCATCACTAGGTGCAGGTCCTGTTATTGGTGAGGATTGTGCTCCATTTTGTCCTTGAGGTGGAGAAACAGGAGGTGTATTTCCTGAACCACCTGAACCACCACTATGACCTCCGCCACCACCAGAACCACCATTTAAACCTGTTGGAGGACTACCACCTCCACCCCCACCACCTGCTGATGTTATTGTTGAAAATACTGAATTAGCTCCTGAGGCGCCTGTTGCCTGTGAACCAGTTGGTCCGGATCCTGCTGATCCTCCAGCACCTATTGTAATTGGAAAAGAATTTACTGTACCTACGACCGATGTTCCACCTGGATTACCATTTAGAGGACTAGCAGTGTAACTATCAAGAGGGCCTTTAAATTCTCTAAAACCACCAGCACCACCTCCACCTCCAGAGCAACCATAACCACCACCGCCGCCACCAGCGACCACCATATAACTTAGTGTATTGCTTTCTGTCGTAGTCCCTAATGAAGTAATTTGAAAAGTTCCTGAACCTGTAAAAGTATGAATTTTAAAATTACCACAAGATGTAATTGTTCCACCTGTGGCTTGTATAAAATTTGAAGCTCTTTCATTTGAAGTTGAATCTTGAATATTAATCCAACCTTGTGTTGAATCTACAAATAAAAAAGTAACTGATTGACCTATTGTGTCTAAGATTACGTTAGCATTTGTTCCACCGATCTTATCTGATCCGTTTGGTGATACTGTTAGATTACCTGTATCCCAAGTTCCTGCATAATCTGCAACTGAAACTATCGCACCTGCAACACCTGCAGGTAAATTCATTGTGAATCCACCACTTGTGGTATTTGCAAAAAATCCATCTCCAGATACTGCAGTAAAAGTTGCTGTCTTAGGAGTTGTATTCCAGTCTACTGTTCCTGTTCTTCCAAAACCTGATTGAGTAGCTCCAGATGCTAAAGTAACAGCTGTACCCGATCCACCTAAAGTTAAGGTAGAACCATCTTGTTTATCAATTTCGTTTACTTCTACTTTACTCATTAAACTATTACTACCGTTCCTGTTATTGTTTGAGTTCCGGTCACTGTGACTGGTCCTGCTAATACTGCATTACTAATTGTTTGATCATCAGACAAAGTTGATGAATGATTAAAAGCATAAGTTGAAGCCGTCATACTTGCAGACGGTGCTCTAGATGCAGGATAAGTACAAAAAACATTTTTTGTTCCTGCAGAAAAATCTACTTTACTATCAGAATTTGATGAGGAG